GGGTTCTTAGCAAGAACGCGACGCTTATACGCATCAAGAGCGCCCGGCGCAGCACCAAGAACCTTACCCGGAGCACTAACAACATCACCAACCGTCACCCCTGGAAGCAGCTTCGCGCTACCAATATCCTCAACAGCACCCCCAACAGCCTTACTTATCAACGGATCAGTTGTTGGAGACACCTCGCGAACCAAATCGCGAACAGCCTGCGCCTGGAACTTTCCAAAAGAAGTAGGCTGCAACGCAGAAATCGCGCCACCAAGAACCTCTTTAACCGGAGGAGGATTCCGATCCATCCAACCACCCAAAGCATCAAACGCATCCTGAGCAGAAGAATAAACACCACTACTAGAACCACGAGCTAGCCCTCTGCCACCGCCACCCTTAATAAGACCAGCAGACTTCAACGCCTCCTGCGGATCAGGCTGAGCAAGAAGATCATCCCCACCCGTACGATCAGCAAACAAAGCCTTAAGAGCTTTTACCTCGTCGCTCTCCCGGCCAGACGGATCAAAAACAAGCTGGTAACTAGAATCAAGAACAGGCTTAGGCGCCCCACCAGAAACACCAAGACCACCAGCAGCAGTAGCCTTCGGCTTAACCTTCGGCTTCGGCTTTACCTTCGGCTTACCAACAGAACCGAAACTACCAAACCCACCAGCAGTAGTAGCTTTAGGCTTAGCCATTTACACAGTATACGCACTCACACAACAAGACAATTACTGAACGCCATACGGAAGAATAATATTCTGAATAATCCACTTCCGAGCAGCCTTAGGAGTCATACCAGCAGTAGTAAGCAAACCAATAGTCCTAGCAATAACCTCTTGCGGAGTGGGCGCAACAGTAGAAGTATTAGCACGATCAAGAACAACGTCAGCCACATCAGACCCAGGCCCACCCGCGCCGCTCGTGCCATACAACTTAGCGGCCTTCTCCCTAGCCTCTTCCGGGCTAGCAGCAACAATAGGAACAACCTTAATGTCACCCGTCGGATTCCTAGGCTTAAGAGTAACGTTATACGTGCTATCACCACTCGCCGAAGTAAAGCCCCTCACGTAAGTATCAGCCGAACCAAGAAGCCCCCTCTTCGCCGTCTGAATAGCCTTAGCACCAGTGCCACCAGCAGCAGCAATCTGCAACCTAATCGCATTCGACTCGCGCTTAATAGCATTAGCCTCAGCAGCCGTCTCAGCCCTACTCTGCGCAACACCAAGCATCCCAGCCTTATACTGCGAATCAACACCAAGACGAGCAGCATTCTGCTCAGCAGTAACATTCGCAACGGCCTTGTTGTACTCAGTCTCCCGCAACTGCGTAAGATACTTAGCCGTATTAGCACTAACAGTATTAGCACGATCCGTAAGCGCCTTCTGCAACGCGGAACGAGAAGCACCAACAAGCTGCGTACCAGTAGCAGCAGCAGTCGTAGCATACTGCGAAGGAACAGCACCAAGCAGCGCAATCGTATTACCAAGCGCCGGATTAGCAGCAACAGGCGCAACGCTCGAAGGCGCACCAGACGCAATAAGCTGCTCATTCGTAGCCGCAGCAGTAGCAGCAGCACTGCCACCATACGCAGTACCAAGACCACCAAGCGTAGCCTGATACTCAGCATTCAAACCACCAAGACGATTACCAAGAGCCGTACTAAGACCAGTCAGGCCCGTCTCTTGCAAAGCCTGCTGACTTCTTAGAGACTCTTCACTAGCAACACTAAGCGCAGCAAGATCAGCGGCTTCCTTGCGCAGCTCGGCAGGAGACTTGTACGCACCAAGAAGCGGATTAAACTTGTTAGCCTTGGCAGCAGCGTTAGCGGCCCTCTGCTCAGCAATCTTCTTATCCCGAGCGGCCTTCTTTTCGGCAGCAGTAAGACCAGTGGCCGCAGGCGCGCTACTGGCTCCAGCGCCACCCGAACCACTGCCACTGCCGCTATTAGCGGCGGCGGCAGCCCTGTTAGCTCTTTGGTTTGCAAGATTCTTCTTACGCTTCTGTTCGCGCCTTTCGCGTTCCTTAGTCGAAACAAAAGGAGCAGCAACAGAACCACCAGTAGCAGTATTAGCAAAAGCGTCGCGACCGGGCGACCCAGCAGGAGGTCTATCAAGCTGTGGCATGAGTTTAGTCTACCATCCTAATACTTCTTATTACCCTTATACCTACCAGTAATTAGCGAATTAATGTATCGAATCTGCTGAGGAGTCAACTGGTACGCAGGATTCTTCAAGAACGCTCGAAGACCCTCACGAATCGCCTTATCAGTCGTATTCCGCTCAAGCGTCACATTACCAATCATTGTCATAAACTGGCCGCCCGGCCCTGCACTAAGCGGCCCACTCGTCGGATTGCCAGGAACGGGAGCGTTATACCCAAGATATTCTGGCGCAGCAGGAGCCGGAGCCTCAGCCGCAGGCGCTTCGGGGGCAGGAGCAGGAGCAGAATTATAATCCGCAGCCTGACCCTTAATAGAATCAAAAATAGTCCGGTACAAATCAGCATACTTAGCAGCCGTAGCACCAACATCAGCCATACCCTTGGTATACAAACTAAACTCGCGACCAGCACGCCCCGCGCCCTCCTGCGAAGCCATAGAACCACGAATACCACTAGAGCCAACACCACTCTGCGCAGCAGCATCACCAAGCTTACGCATATTAAGCTCACTCGTAGCAATGTTACTACCAAGCGCACCCTCAAGATAACCAGCCTCGCCAGGCTTAATCTTTACAACATCAATCTCAAGCTGGTCAGCAGCGTACGGCTTACCATCAGCATCCTTATACACATACGACCCATCAACAGGACTAACCGTCGCCAAAATAGTCCCCGAACCCTCAGCCGCGCCCTTCGGCTTATAGTACGCGCCGCCACGAGTCGGAGAAGTAGGGTTTACGTCTCGCCGGATAGTAAACCCGTACTGAGACTCAATGCCTCCCAACTGCGCGTTAATGCCAGCCAAACTCTCGCTATACCCAGGCGCAGAATAATAAGCATCAGCATAATTAAACGGAGCACGCGGAGCAGCAGGCGGAGCTGGCGGAGCAGCAAGCGTAGGCGCAGCAGTAACCTTTGGCGCGGCAGGAGGCTTCAGCGTAGTTGTGCCATCAGGATTAAACGACACGACCATCGGCGCGCCACCCGGCTTACCCGGACCCTTTGGCGGCCTCGGCGAACCCGAAGGCTTCGGCGGCTTCGGCGGCTTCGGCCGCACACCCTCCATCCCCTTCGGCGTACCCGTCTTTTCCGGCCTAGGAATCTTAAGAGCAGGAGCCATTAATTGCCGCCCATCATCCGAGCACGAGCCTCAAGCCCACCAAGAACACTACCCTTCATCCCACTACCAACATCCTTAGGATTCGTCAACGCACCCATCACAGAAGCAGGCGACTCATTCATAATCCCAGTCGTCTTCTTATCACCCAGCTTCTTCAAAGACTCAAGCAAAACCTTACGCGGATCAATACTTGCGGGAAGTCCAGCAGGCATTGTTGGCTTGTAGTTGACTCGTTGTGGTGCGTAGAGTGTAGAGGCCACGACTAATAGTATACCTATGCTTCGGGCAGCACGGGAAGTTCTGTGCTAGGCGGTGCTGGTAATTCTGTTGCCATAATGATCTCAGCAGCCGTAGCGGGGCGTGTGGTGCTGGTTACTACTTGATGTCCACTACCAAAAATAGTCATAACTATTCCGCCTTAAACGAAAAACAAATACTAAACCAAGCATTACTGCCTGAAATAAATACAATTTCTCCGCCAGTGGCCAAGTCGATTCGGCCAATGGCATTAGAGTTCGTCACAGTAGGAATAATGAGTGACCCGCCTGTTGTTCGATAGCCAGCAGGGAGAGTAAAAATAGTACTTGAACCATTTTTTACAAGACCTTCAACAAATACAGTATTTTCTTTATCTTTTTTAAATCTTGCCTGAGTGTAGCCCGAACCATAGTTTACCCAACTATTTTGGAAGGCAGGTTCTCCGGCGGCACCAACAACGCGCCAACCCTCATTAGCAGCCAAAGAAGGATTAGGATAAGTACCGGCGAGAACACCGCCAGCAGTAAGACCACTAATACTCGCAACACTAGGGTTCGGATAAGTACCCGAAAGCATCCCACCCGCAGCGCCAGCAAGAGCTACGCCAAACGTGTTGGAAACATCAGCAACGGCTTTAATGATGTAACTCGTAACAACACTAGGCTGAAGGTTCGCACCCGTACCAGCAAAAGCGTTCTGGTTTGTTGCCGTAGTGCCTCCAATAAAACTATTGTCAAGGCCATAATCATTTCCGAAACCCGGAACATCCATGCTGACGGTTGTTCCACGCGACCCACCATACTTAGGTATAAATTGGTGGCTATGGGCGTTTTGGATATGCGTATGCAACTCAGTACGCTCATCACCAAAGAACTGTCCAACACCACGAGCCGTCAACGCAGTACCACCAGTAATCACACCAGACCCAGACGCACCCTGCTGCGCACCAGTACCAGAACCAACAACAATACGACCACGCAAATCAGGAACATTAAACGTCGTAGAACCATCACCAGCACCATACGCCGTACTCGTAACAGCAAACAAAGCAGCATACGTCGCCCGACTAACAGCCGCACCATCACACAACAACCAGTTAGCCGGAGCAGAAGTACCAGCATACGGACTAATCGTACCCACCGGAATAGTCGTAGCCGGAGTAAGACCAGCAGAAAGCTGCCGCAACGTACCAACATTATTAGAATCCAACACAGCCTTAGCAAGCGGCCCCGACCCAGCCAACCCGAAACGCATCTCCTCAACATTCCCCGCATCAAGCCTATCG